AGCTAATTCAGGAGCTGTATAAGGCAAAAGCAAAGTAGTATCACCCAAATAAGGCGAACCATCTTGAAGCGTATATGTCACAGTGCCGTCTGAATAAGTGTTTTTAATCACAAACACTCCAAGAGGGTCTATCATTGGTAAAGTTGAAGTTATGTAAGGTGTGGTAGGGGGTGTAATTCCTAATGTAACTTTTAAGGCATCTTTTAATTTAACTATCAAATCATTCAAATCACTTGGTACTACACCATCTATTTCCCAAAAAATATATCTTGCTTTTACACATTTAGGTAGATACCTTTTTTCTCTATTAACGATACTTACTTCGTGATATTCATTAGTATTGTATGGATATTGTTTTCTTAATATACTATACGATAATTCATGTCTTCTAATAGGTTGTCCATTTAAAAGTATCTCATCATCATTTATCTCTGAAAGAAATGTATCAGGTGGAATTGTTGCACTTGAAGTGTATAAAATATTGATAGCCATTTTATATTTTTTTCAAATTTATATACTACTTATTGATACTTTCTTAAACCGTTTATAGGGGCTTTAAGTTAGTTAGTTGTATTTGTATTTAATTTTGTTTATTATGAAGTTAAAAAGTTTTACTCAAAAAAATATTGACAATACAGATTTTGTTATAGGTCATGATAAAGATGGTTGCCCAGTAAAGTTTACTCCTTCTCAATTAGCAGAATACATTTGTTCTATTTGTGAAAGCTCTAATGGTGCATATTGCTTTAATTTTAACAATACAAATTCAATTACACAAAAAGGCGATTTTTATGTGCAAAGTAATACTGGGTGCAAATGTGCATCTGTAAAGTACTCTGATGTAGTTAAGCTATTTATTAATTGTGAGAATGATTTTGGAATTAAATTAGAAGAATGGCTACAAGCTGGAAATAATATTCCTTTAACTTTTTACGTTAGTCAATCTGACGAGCCTAATAGTTTTGCGTTTTTTAAGATAATATCAGTTACTAAAGATATAATTATTGGTTGTCAATATGTTATTAATGTAGAATTTTTAGAGGGGAACGGAGAGTTTGCTAATGGAAAATCTTTTTGTTTATACTATATAAATCAAAGTGAAGATTTTAGCAGTAAAGACTTAAATATAGATAATGTAAGCAATGTAAATGGCATTGGTACTTATTTTAGTTTTGACTCTCTAAATGATACACACTTAATGAAGAGAGTAAATGGGACAGAATTTATTGATGTTACTAATACTTATTTAACTGAAACTTCAAATAAAGTAATATACCCGAATTTTAGAAAATTAGACCATATCGCTTGGCTTAAAACTAATATGTATTCTGCTGATAATTCAGTTTTAATTACTATTGATAGTTTGCTAAATATTAATTATCAAGTTAATAAATCTTGGTTAAATACTGAAATTAAAAATTATATAGAATTAAATAAAACTTGGTTTTGCTCACTTGTTTCATCTTGTAGTACAATTATTACTGATAGTGGAACAGCAACTCTTTCAGCTACTCAAAACGTAAACCAATGTGTCACTTCAGGCGTACTAACTATAACTCCTGAACCAAATCCTGCAAGTGTTTTTTATGTAGGCATTATTTTTAATTTTCAAATTAATAACTCAGGAACGCTTTCTATTAATGGAAATGAATATACATCAGGAACTACATTAACATTTCAGGTAAATAATGGTATTCCATTAAATATACCATATTCAATAAATGTAATCGACCAAAATACAGCTTGTTATGTTGTTTTTAGTGTACTAAATCCTATTAATGGTACTCCTATTTTAGAAAGTGAAATACAAGTTTCAGCTAATTGCATTGGAGTTAATCCTAAAGTTTTAATTGGTTGGACTGAATTAATAGGTACGCAAACACAATTTTCTGATAAAAACACAACCATACCACTTAATAATTACAATATAACTATTTCAAAACAAAGTGGTAGTTGTGCTATAAATCAAACGCAAGTATTGATAAGTACAAACTTTGGTATTTCTTGGCAACAATTAGAGTTTGATAATACAAGTGGAAACTTTAATCAAAGCATTAATACACCAAGTAATGAATGGTATAAAGTAGTAGTTACAGACTGTAATACGAGTGTAGAAAGTAATATCTTAAAAATCACTTATGCTAATACTTGTTTAAAAAGTAGAATTACAAGTTTTACACGACAGCTTATACCATTTAGTGGATGGGTAATAAATGGAGATTTTTTATCGGAGGTGCAAGTTGAATATTCTGTAAATGGAGGTGATTGGTTTGCATCAGGTGTCTATCCAATAGGTACTCAAATTATATTAGGAGATTTCCCAGTAAATGGTCAATTACAAATAAGATTGGTCGCAACTTGTAATACAGCACTAATCTCAGAGATATTTACAATAGTACAAAATGGAAATGATGCTTGTTTGTCTTTTGATTATTATACAGCAGGATATACCGAAATTACATATATAGACTGTAATGGAATACAACAAACTATTTATCCCATTTTAAATGGAGCTAATGGAACTATTTGTGCAAGAAGTGTATTAAGCATTACAGGTCAGGTTTCTGTATTTATTGGAAATATTTCCTGTGCAACTGTAACCATTACCGATGTAACAGGTACAGCAGAATCAGAATGTTTTAATATAAATGTAATTGGAGGAGGTTCTTTAACATTGCCATATGAAATTGGAGTAAAACATCAAACAGATAGAGGAGCTACACTTGAATTATTAGGAGGGATTGTCGATACAGTACATGCAGCAAATAATACACCATCAAATGTTTTTGTAACTAAAACAGGTTCAATCACAATTAATGGAACTATGAATGTTTGTATGTCAGTAGATGTTATACCAGATTCAATAACAGCAGAACAACAAGGAAGAGGATATATTACTATTGCAGGACAAACAATTTCAGTTCAGCAAAATATAAATCCTTAATGAACAATCTATCAGAAATACTAAACGATTATCAAAGTTCTGCTATAAAGGGTATAGCAGAACAGGTAAAAGTATTAAAGCAACCGATTGATTTTGAAAATTTAAAGGACAATAAATTAATAACCGCTTGTAAAGGCAAGAAAGATGCTCACGAAACAATAGAGTTTCTTACAAATAGTGCTAAATTAAAGAATGTAGATAAGAAAAATGTTATTGAAGCACTTACAATGTGTATGAAGCAAATGCTTGAAGTAATATCATTTGAGCCAATTAATGTTCCTGATGATATTGTAAGTAGTATTTCACAAGCAAGAAAACAGGCAAGTATAAACTTTCACGCAATGAAAGATATAATTGATAACCTTGAAGACAATGAAGAAGCAAAAAACGATAAAATATCCAATACTAAACCTGAAAGTTTAATTGAGAGATTTGCACCATAAATGATAGATAAATCATACAGAAAAAGATTATGCGTTGATATTGACGGACACATTCCACAAGATATAATTGAAAGTGGTAATGCTAAGAAACTATGGAAGTATGGCTACAACCCCGAATATGATGTTACAATTATTTCAAGAGATGGTACAATAGGACAAATCTATCATTTAGAAGGACAAAACATAGCACTACCAAAAAAACCAAATGACGATAACATACGCAATAGTGATTTAAGACAAAAAGACCAAAAGTGGTTTCTGTATAAAGTGCCAAAAGACTTGTCTAATTTTAATGATATTTATAACGGAGATGGAAATCTAACCTTTGATGCAGAAATGCAAATTATTGATAGTTTAGAGGTCAAATACAATAAATTTATAAAAGAAGATGTATTTAAAATAATAAATGGAGATTGGGTTTATATTGATGGAGAAGCGTTCTACATTACTGGCGGACATTACTTTTTATTACAACATCTATATTTAACTAAAGAGGAAATATACCCTAAATTTAGGGTTACGCAATTAGAGTATTATTATTGGTTAGAATCGTGCTATGCAGACCATAGAAGTAAAGGTTCGTTATTAATAAAGAACAGGCAGATTTTCTTTTCTACCGTTGGTGGTTCGGAGGTATTACGATTTTCTATTATTACAAATAATGGATTATTCCCCATTATGGGGCAGACAGACCAAGACGCTAAAGATTTATTCAATGAAAATATATTAGAGCCACTACAATACTTACCCAAACATCTACTACCCATACTTAATAATAAGACTTTAGGAGAAAAAAAATTAGAGTTTTACAATCCCTCAACTAAAAAGGGAAGAAGAACTATTATAAAAATCTATCCTTCTACATTAAAGTCTTACGATGGACGTAGAGTTAAAGTTATTTCTCTAAATGATGAGTTAGGAAAGATTACAAATTACGATGTATATATGTGGTGGATGGGATATGCGAGTAATTGTCATAAAAAGAATTTGAAGTCAAAAGCAATATGTGGTGGTACTGCTGGGTTAAGGGATAAGGGAGGAGAGAATTACGAGAAATTTTGTGATGCGTCTGAATTATTTGATAGAAATGAATTAGGAGAAACAAAAACAGGTTTATACCTTATTATGATTCCTGCAGATTATGGTGTGCCTGAATATTATGATGAATACGGACATACCATTTATTACGATCCATTACAACCCACTTTAAATGAATATGGAGAACACATTAAAATAGGTAGTAATACTTACTTGAACATAAAGGAAGCTAATTGTAGAAACGATAATGAGTTGATTGCTCAAAAAATAACATTTCCAAGAAGCCGTAAAGATGCTTTTTTAGCAATGGATAATATGGGTATGTTTGATTTAGAAAAGATTAATATTCAAGAATCATTTTTAGATGGATTAAAAGGAACAGCCGAATTAAAAAACAATTCATTTAGAGGAGATTTGGATTGGGTAAAAGAACAATTTGGAGAGGTTAAATATATACCAAATGTAAAAGGAAAATATTGGTTTAGTTGGATTCCTGATGAAAGTTTGCGTAACAAATATATGCGAAAGGGTAATTTAAAATATCCAGTAAACGAACATATTGGAGCATTTGGAAGCGACCCATTTAATCAAAAAGGAGTAGCTTCTGGTAGAGGTTCTTTAGGTTCTGTTGTTGGAGGAACTAAGAAAGGTTTAGAAAATTCAGGAGTACCAAGTAATACTTTATTTCTACACTATGCCGAAAGACCAAAAGACCCTAATATATTTTTTGAAGATGTAGCAAAAGCCTGTATATTTTATTCTATGCCACTATTAGCAGAAACAAATAAAGATGGTTTAGTAAGATATTTCAAGGAGAATGGATTGAGAGGGTACTCAATGGATAATCCCACAAAATCACAAGATAAACTTTCCGAAACTGAAAAAGATTGGGGAGGAATGTGGAGTGAAGCAACAAGTATAGATAGACAAGAAAAAACAGCTTTAACATGGTTTGCTAACAACATAGGACAAGACGATTTAAGCGTTGATAATTGTAAGTGTTATAGCGAAGATATAATAAAAGCATTCAAGGAGTATATGCCTAATAAAAGAGGCATAAACGATACTGCGGTGGCTACTATGTTTTGTTTGGTGGCTAATCATTATAAAGTAGCAAGACAAAAGAAGAAGACAGAGTTTACAAGAAAAATTAATTTAGGATTATTTAAAAAAGCAATATGAGTTCAATATATCATTTCCCCAGCGATTTAGAACCTAATTCCGAAAAAGAAAAAATTGAGTTCGGACAAAAGGTTGCTGATGCAATTTACAATGAATGGTTTAGCAATAAATCTAAATACACCAAACGTGCAAATTGGTTTGAGGAAATGCGGAAGTTTTCTTCAGGCGACCACGATATGGATTTCTTTAAAAAGTGGCTTTGTGGCGATGATAAAAAATGGGGTAAGTATATGGATTATATGAATGTAGATTTTGAAAATAGACTACAAACATTTCCTAAATATTGCGACATACTTAAAAATAATATTGCTTCAGAAAACTTTGATATTCATGCTTTCTCAATAGACCCTACTCACGTTGAAGAAAAAAATAAAAAACTTCAATTAGAAAAGGGCAAACAAATATTAAAAGATGTTTTAAAGGAAAATGAAAAATTAACTGGTGTAAAGGTAGTAGATGACGATGTAGATTATATTTCAGATGAAGAAATGGAAATTGATAACTTTCTTAACAAAAGAGAAAAAATAGAGAAAGCAGAAGAAATTTTGATACAAGGTATATTTGCTGAAAACAGACACAATGAAATAAAGAAAAGAAATATTGATGATTTAGTGGAAGTTGGAATTGCTTGTAAAGAAGTTCGTATAGATCCTCAATTTGGAGTAAGGATTAAATACATAGAGCCTGATTTTTTTGTTCACTCTCCTACCAACGACCCTTATTTTAGAGATTGTAAGTATAAAGGGGTAATAAGAGATACAACCATAGGAGAAGTCAATAGAATATCTGATATTAAATTAGATGAAAAAGATATAAAATCACTTGTTAATTCGTATGATATAAAAAACAACGACCAAAATACAGTACGATTAATATCATTTTGTTACAAAACACACCATTCAGACGAATACAAGTACACAGAAAACAAACAAAAGGCACTTAAAATATTACGTTACAAAAGAAATGGAGTAAATGAACCTAAAACGGAAGATGCTCAATATAAAAAAATATCTGATAATTATGATGTATGGTATGAGTGTACGGCTGTTATATTTCAAAACACAAATAATTGTAAGGTAGTATCGTGGAAGCAAGTAGAAAACACCATTAAAGTACAGAATGAATATATTTGTCCTTACGTTGCTATTGCTCCTAATATTAAACTACATAAATATAATTCTATTGTAAGTCGTGCCTTATCTATATTTAAGGATATGCAAAGACTTGACTTAAAAATTCAACACTTATCAAATGAATTAAGACCAACTGAAATTAATATACCTACATCTATGATGAAAGGTATTGAAATTGCTGAAGGACAGACTTTAGAATTTGATGAATTGTTGGCAATGAAAGAATTTAAAGGAATTAATGTTTATGAAGATACAGACGATGAGGGTAATTACAAACAACCTAATCTTTTAAGGGAAACCGCACCAACTCAAAATGGAAACCTTGAAAGGTCAGTTTCGTTATATCAATTTAAAAAACAGGAACTAAAGGAGGCATTAGGTATAAATGATTACACAGATGCAAGTAGCCCACACCCCGACACATTAGTAGGTGTAATGGAGATTGCAAGACTAAATTCCAATATGGCTACAAGACATATATTAGACGCTTCTATTTACTTAACTGAATGTACAGCTGAATCTACATCTTGTGCATTAGATAATATTTTTCAATTTTCTAAAGAACTCAAAGAGAAATATATTAACATGGTTGGTAAAGACGATGTTACTGTAATTGAATCTATGAATAAAAGAGGTATAGCAAGTTTTGGAATACAAATAGACTATGTACCCACTCATACCGAATTAATGAATTTTGAAAAAGATTTACAATTAGCAGTACAAGAGGGTAGCATAGATTTATACACTCGGACAAAGTTACGCAGACTTAAAAACCTAAGACTTGCTGAAATGATACTTAAAGTAGAAAGAGAAAAGCAAATAAAGAAACTTACTGAAATGAAAGACCAAGACGCACAAAGGCAAATTAATGTTAATGCTCAATCATCACAAATAGCAAACCAAGCAAGACAAGAAACCGAAATGTTAGTATTCCAAAATAAAACCAAGACAATGGAAATGGAAACATATTACTACATTCAAAAGAAAGAAGTTGATACGAAAGCAAAATTAATGATTGACAAACAAGACTTTGAAGGTAGGTTGCAACTTGCTACCATATCCAAACAACAAGACAATGATAAAATAGTGTATAAAGAAGATAGGGAAGACCAAAGACGAATGATGAGTATTCACGAAAAAGCAGTAAAGGATTCCGAACTAAACGACCAAAAAAGATATGGAATACTACCATCATTTAGAAAATATCCCGATACAAATATACCTAATAACTTAAATATTAACTTTAATTCTAATACCAATGAGACCCCTATTCAAGAAACCCAAAGCGACCAGCAACAGTCACAACAGCAACAGCAATACCAACAATAAAAAAACCACTTCTATAATGAAGTCAGGTAAATGTAAAACTTGCGGTAAGTAGCAAAAAAAGAGTGTAGTTTTTAATTACACTCTTTTTATTATTTACTTAAATTTTAACTCGTTTTTACAACTTGATATTCATTAAATACTCTTTCCAAAATTTGAGTAGGGTACATTTTTACTTTTCCAAATCGTGGGTCGGGAATTGTATCAGTTTGAATACCTAAATCTTTACATATTTTACTCGCTTTTCTGCTTAAATCTGATGCAATAGATAAGTTTATATTCATTCCTTTAATTGTACCAAATCCTGCTATTGTAAAAAAGTCAGGTCTTGTTTGGGTTTTTGCTTCCAATAACAATTTGTATTTATTTATTTTATTTAGGATTTAAAACCATGTCCTTTACGTCTAATATAGAATTTTTCTTATTTATCCATTTTTTATTAAATTTAGATTTTATATTTGAGTTGTCAGCACCTAATCTTATCCCAGCATTGTAATATTTTAAGAATGTATTTAATGATTCTTCCTTTTTATCTTCCAATGACTTTATGTTCTGTTCCTCTTTTAAAGTGAAATCTTTTTTATCAACGTATTTCCCATTAACATACTCACTTTTCATTTTATATAATTTAAAATCTAAATCATTGTATTCCTTTTGGAATTGACTAAACTTAATATTAATAGATTTTGTGGGGTCTAATTCATATTTTTTAATACCAAAAATATTTATGGATTCAAAATTATTATTCGTATTATTGTCTGTATTATCCTGATAAAGTTTTATTACAGAGGGTTGTGATTTCTCTAAAACATACATTAATTTACTTCCTGTACCTACGATTTCTCTACCATAATCATCCTCTTCTTTATTAAAGGCATTATTTAAAATGTTTACACTCATTTCTATTCCTGTAACGCTACTTAATAATTCTGATCCCGATGCAGTAATTCCTCCATCATCAACTAAATTATTTCCATTAGTGTATGCGTTTTGTACTTTAAATAATAATCCATAAGGATTTACATTTCCTATTGTAAATGTTTTATATGTACCATCATTATTTTTAATGAATATTTTTTCAGTACTCCTGTTGAATGGTGCAGAAAGCAAATTCAAATCTTTATTTTTCTCGTCATCATCATCATCGCTAAATGCAGAGAGTAAACCACTCATTCCGACTCCTGTTACTTTTAGAATTGTAACCATTACTGTATTGTATGCGGTTGCATAAGTCATAATACCCATTAATCTTCGCACACCCACGTTTCTTGTTTGTGGGTTTTTAATATCCCTTATTGCTATTTGATGAGCATTTATTAAAGTCCTAATACTTTCCGCTTGAAACGATAGAAAATTACCTAATAAATTTAAAGATTTTTTTCTAACAACATCAGCACCTTTATATTTTCTTCCATAATTTGCCAATGTATTTTTTGTAACCTCACTTGCAATCTTTTGAATAGAAGTTTTTTCATCTCCCACTAATTCTGAATAAGGTTTATTATAGTATGCTTTTGCATAACTATTAGCTTCATTGTAAAATGAATATGCCTTAAAGAAATCATCACTTGCCTTGTATAGTTTTTCAGGAATGGTAAGAGTTAATTTACCATATTTATAAACCTTATTATTGCTTATATTATTTATTAATTTACTTTCAACATTACTAACAAAATCGTCTTTTATTTCATTTAGCTGTATGTTACTATCAACAATATTTAATTCAATTAACTCATCTATAAATTTATTTCGTACATTATTATTTCTAAAAACTTCATCATAAAATACGGCTGCACTTTTACTGAATTGTCTTACATCATACAACCCATTCATTGTCAAAAATCCTACGTTACCAAAGAAATTGATTAATTGGGTTAATGGCGAAAGTATTGTTTTTCCATATTTATTTGCTCCAATTATTCCTACCCATACTTTTTCTAAATCAGATGCTTTTCTTTGTTCCTCAATAAATGCGTCTTTAAATTCAGGTGTGGTGTATAATCCGTTTAAAGGATTAAATACTTCACTTCCATCAGAAGCTATCTTTACATAATGTGTAGATGGTCTGTTTGGGTCGTTCTCTTCATAAAACACATCTCCGTAACCCAACTCTTTAATGTTTTTAAGGTACTGTGTTTGGTGTCTTAAATTTGCCAATCTCGAAATTGATATTGCAAAATTTAATCTTGGGTCTGTATATTCTCCTAAAAGTTTTCTAATAGGTTCAGGAATGTCTTTTCTTTCCTTTAATGCACTAACATCCTTAACTCCTTTTTTATTATTTTCGTAATCCTCTGAAAGACTTTCTATATATTCTTTAATTTTTAAATCAGCCAATCTACTCGCTTCGTTTATAATTTCAGCATCAGGCTTACCTTTCCATTCTAAATTATTTTGTAAATTAAATGCTGTTTCTTGTGCAATGTACTTAAAGGCATCTTCGTATTCTTTAGTGTCCTTAATATCTTTGCCAAAAACCCTATTAAATACTTTGCTACTAATATTATCCTGTTTCCTAAAATATTCATAGGTACGAGAAACATATTTACCCATATTACTTTCAATCAGTAATGCTTGTTCGGGAGAAACCAAGCCGTTCACAATTAATTCATTTGAAAGCCCGTCAATCCGTTTTCTCATTTCAGAAACGAATGGTTTGATTTCAGTAGGTAATTTATTAAATGCTTCGCTTTCCAAATCATTAAATGCTTCATTTACTAAATCCCAATCATTGAATTTTATTTTATTGGCAACTTTATTTATATCATTAATTAAATGCTGTGCTTTTCGTATGGCTAAATTTTGGTTTCCTATTGCTTTATCTTTGTCATATAAAGTGAATTTTAATAATCCACCCTCATTGGCGAACCATTTTCCTTTAAATGTTTTTATACTTTTGACTGCTCTTTTTATTTTGCTCTCTTTTTTTGGCAATCCAAAATCATTAAATTCAAATGTTTTGTTAGATTCAGAATTTTTTGATTTATTTACTTTTGGTTTTAATTTACTTGAATTTTCAATAAAGTTTTTAGCAATGCTATCTGATACATTGTAGGTAGAAGAAATTAAAGGTATTATCTCATCGTTATCTAATCCAAACTCCTTTAATTCATTTATGTAATTTAAAGCGTTTTTAATAGGTATTTTATTAAATTCCTCATTAGTATCTTCGCCTATCTGAAATCTTATATCATTATTCCCTGCATCAAAAGTTCCCACATTGTCGGTGGCTGATTTTATTTGGTTGGGGTTAAAAGCAATGTAAAGAGTAGAATTTTCGCCCTTATCGGTAGGTTCTTTTACATCAATAATATTTTCTACTATTGATGAATCATTCTCGTTATCGTCATTCTCTCGAATATTTGTAGCCTCTTGAACAATGTTAAAAGCGTAATCGCTATCATCGTTAAAACTAACACCATTAGCATCAAACATTTCTGGATTCCTTAAATTTAGGAAAACAGCAT